ATGGAAAACGGCGGTGGACGAAGTTCAGGGGTCTCCTGAGCGCACTCAGAGACTCCTAGACACGTTGTATGCCAAGGCTCTTGACGGTGATACCAAGTCTGCGCAGTTGTATCTGCAGGCGACTAACCGTATGGCTCCGCCTACGGTAACGGTTCAGTCTAATAAGAAAGCAGCAGAACTTTCTGATGCTGAGTTGGATTCTTTGATTGCTGCGGTAGCGGAGCGAGAGAAGGCTCAACGTACACACTTGAAGGCTTTGTGAACATGGTCGAATGCCCAGAGTGTGGCGAGGAGTATCCACCTGTGGCAACACATTGGATTTGTCCAGCGTGCGGCATTGATGATAAGTCACAGCCGAAGATGGCGGTGTTTGAATTGAGGGATTATGGCGACAACTAACGATGCGATGTTTACGGCCCTTTCGGGCACGTACCCATCTGCTGGTCAGACCCTTGGCGACTTGTTATATGCTTTCTGGTCGGAGAAAGGTTTGCAATATCGTGGAACTTTGGAGTATGAGTTCTATGTAGCAAACGGTGCTACGGGCACAACTTTGGGTGATTTGGCAAATGATTACTTTTCACGGGTTTACCCGTTGGAGTTTGACGTACAGAACTTTGATTACTCTGACCCTGATGAATGGTTGGAGTTATTTGTCTTTAACCGTGTTGATACGGTTGAACAAGATATTTTTATTGGTTAGGTAACGATTCAGGAGAACATATATGGCAACTTTTACAAAACTCGCACTTCAACCAGCAGGCACGACAGGCACAGGTCTTGGTATCAAGGTCGCTGCTACGGCAACTGCTGGTACCGCTATTCACACAGCGTCAGCAACAGCAACAACCATTGATGAAATCTGGTTGTATGCAGTTAACACTTCTGCATCAGATGTAAAGTTGACGATTGAGTGGGGCGAAGCAACTGCACCAGATGGAAACATCGAATACACAGTTAAGGCTGAAAATGGTTTGTACTTGATTGTTCCGGGTCTTTTGTTGCAAGGAAATGCAACTGCCAAGGTCGTGAGAGCATTTGCTGCAACCACAAACGTTATTGTAATCCACGGGTACGTTAATCGCATTACAGCGTAAGGTCATCTTAGATGCCTTCCTTCATTAGAAACACATCAGGTGGTAAAGCCATTAGTGGCGGAGCATTGGCTCCACGCTCACGTCGTGGTGGTACTGCACAGGTAAACTCTTATTGGGCTGGTAGTGAAGCAATTAATCCTCCTTTGACTTTGGAATATCTTGTTATTGCTGGTGGTGGTGGCGGAGGTCTTGCCACAGGTGGTGTAATTAACTATGGTGGCGGCGGTGCTGGCGGTTATCGCACAAACAAATCTGGTCAAACATCAGGTGCAAACTCATCAGCAGAAGCATCTTTTAATACTCCCGTTGGTAATTTTACTATTACTGTTGGTGCTGGCGGCGCACAAGGTTCTAGTGGTAATGACTCTGTAATGTCAACTATTACATCTACTGCTGGTGGTCGTGGTGCTGGAGAATCTGGAACATCTGCTGCCGTTGGCGGTTCTGGTGGCGGAATCAATGGTATAGCCTCGTTTACTCCCGCTAGTGCCAATGGTGCTGCTGGAACAGCAAACCAAGGTCGTGCTGGTGGTAATACATCCGCTACCGACACAGTTGGTTATATTTCTGGTGCGGGTGGCGGCGGTGGTGCAAGCGGTGTAGGTGGAAACGGAATTTCTGCGGGTGGTGGGGGTGCTGGTGGTGCAGGATTAAGTAACGACATCACTGGTTCTTCTGTTACTAGAGGCGGCGGTGGCGGTGGTGGTGCTGGTTATGCTGCTGGTGGAACTGGTGGTTCTGGTGGTGGAGGAAATGGTTCTACAAGCGGAGCCGCAGCAACTTCAGGAACTGATAACACTGGTGGTGGCGGTGGTGGAGAAGGAAGAAACAATGCTTCTACTACTTCTGGTTCAGGTGGTTCAGGTGTTGTTATTCTTGCTTACTCATCTGCGTTTAGTCAGATACCAAACATTAGTGGTGGTTTAACATACACATATTCAAGTGCTAGAACTGGATTCCATGTTTACACATTTACTGCTGGTACTGGAACGGTGAGTTTCTAATGGCGCATTATGCATTTCTTGATGAGAATAACATTGTTACAGAAGTTATTGTTGGTAAAGACGAAACTGAACTCATTGATGGTTTAACTCCTGAAGTTTGGTATGGCAACTTTAGGGGTCAAACGTGTCTTCGTACTTCATACAATCATAATATTCGCAAGCAGTATGCAGGTGTTGGTTATTCGTATGATGACGTTGCAGATGTTTTTATTCAACCGCAACCGTATCCATCTTGGTCATTAAACAGCAATCATGATTGGCAACCTCCAACTCCAAGACCAGAACTAGATGGTTATTGGTGGTGGAATGAAGAAGCATTAGAATGGGTCCGATAAAGTACGGTTCTTTTCCTAGGTCTGGAAATCATTTTTTAGGTCATTTAATTGAAAAAACTATAAAAAATGCTAATGCTTATTACATAGAGCATTATATTTTTCTTTTAGAAAAAGAAAATACTGTAACCACTATTCGTACACCTTTGGAGTGTGTACCAAGTTGGATTACTTTAATGAAAGACACACGACCAGACAGGGCTGAAAAAGTTCTTGAATGGTATATTGCGTATTACGAAAAAGTAAAAGAACTAGGTATTGTTGTTTTGCCTTTTGAACAGTTAATTTCTGACCCATTGTTTTGCATTAACCACATATACAAAAAATATGGTTTAGAACAATTGGAATCTTTAGACTATGATTTGTCAACTGGTTTTCATGACCCAACTAAAGATAAATCAAAGTATGACAAGATTATTCAGGAAATGCAGTTAGCACTTGGTTTCCCTAAAGCAATGAGTCTGTTTGAAGAACTATGCGTTCCCGTTGGATAATCTTTGCACCGGTAGCATTAATCGCATTATGGTCAACCGTCGTAAAAGCAGACGCACTTGGAGATTGGACAGCATCTCAGTCTTGTGTCAACTCAGGTTCTGTTGAGGTCGTAGAAGATTCGATTCTGATTACTGGTCCAAATAATGGTGGTTGTTCTGGACAGGCTCATTGGACAAAGATTGAAACCACAATTCCAGAGGGCGTAAATAGCGTTTCTTTTGACTGGTCTTACTGGACAAATGATGGTTGGGTCTACGACCCACCACAGTATGGTGTAAACGGTGCGTACACATTGCTGGCACAATCCAATCAGGCATCAGGTTCTTTAACTGTGAACGTAACGGCTGGGGACATATTTACATTCAGGCAATATTCAATTGATACCTGCTGTCAGCCGGGTCACTTAACGATAAGCAATCTTTCACTATGGGAATTTACAACAACATCCACGACCCCAACAACGACGACAACTACTACTATTGCCCCGTCAACGACTGTCCCTGTCACGGACACGACTACTACGACAGTTCCAGAAACTACAACAACGTCTACTTTAACTACGACAACAACGACGACAGTACCAAATACAACAACGACGACAAGTACGACGACTACAACGTCGTCAACAACGACTACTACAACAACAAGTTCAACTCTTCCAGCACCCGTTGAAACTTACGTTCCTGTAGCGCCGCCCGAAACAACGACAAGCACCACAGAACCAGTAGAAGAGGAACCCATTCCAGAGGAGACGCTTCCAGAAGAAACAACCACGACAGTTGAAGAAGTGACCACAACAACTGAGGAAGTGACCACAACATCTGAAGCACCTGAAGAGACTACCACAACGGTAGAGCCAGATTTAGAGCCAAATTTAGAGCCATTGCCAGAAGAAGAAGTAGTGGCTTTGATTGAAGAAGCCACAACCACAGAAGAACTTGTTGCCGTGCTTGAGGAACTCACCCCTGAACAGGTGGAGCAAGTTGTTGACCAGATTCTAGAACAGGAAGAACCACCTACCCCTGAGCAGGCTGTCGCTTTGGCGACCAGCCCAGAAGTGCTTTCAGTCGTGAGTCCACAGCAGGCTGTTGAAATCTTTGAGTCCTTGGATGTGGCCGAATTGGATGCCGAAGAAAAGGATGCGGTCACAGAGGCTGTCCAGTCTGCGCCTTTGGAGGTGCGACAGGCATTCGAAGACACCATTGACATTTTCTCTGATGACTTTGGGGACTACGTGCCTTTGGGTTCTGCTGTGCCAGTAGATACCCGTCGTACCCTGATTGCCGTAGCCGCTGGTGCTACAGCCATTGCTGTGTCTTCACGCAAGCCGTAACGAATTGGGCTATTAGCGTGAAGAAACTCCTATCCGAAATCCATGCTTTGACTTGGACACTTGCAGGCACCGGTATGGTGCTTATTACGCTGTCTGGGCAAACCAAGATTTTGGGTTGGGGAATCACCGTAATAGCCGTGATAATCCATTTACTCGGCGTAATGTTCAAGGAGAACAATGAATAAGGCAAAAGATATTGCAGGCAGAATTGTTGCACTTTTCCTCACCAACGCCCTCGGCGTTGTGACTGGTGCTGCAGTAATCGCTCCTGACTTGGAAGTATGGAAGTCAGCATTGATTGCTGGTGCCGTGTCCATCTTCAAGGTTGCTGAGTCGCTTGCAAAGGCAAGCATTGATGGTGTTCTCACCAAAGATGAAATTGACGCAGCATTTGGTGCAACTCCTAAAAAGATTGCAGCCAAGAAGGCAGCCGCTAAGAAGGCATAATGGAACTCACCGACCTTCTCAACGAGAAGGAGTGGAGAAAATGCAAAGGTAGTGAAGGTGCAACCACCGAAGAGTTGGTGGCTGCATTTTCACACTTTTGTGCCAATCATTGGATGATTAGACACCCTGAGCGGGGTCGTATCAAGTTTATCCTTCGTGAAGCACAAGAAGAAACTGTACGAGTCTGGATTGACTCACGATACAGCATTGTTCTAAAGGCACGACAGAT